GCATAGCGCATGTAGCTTCTATTGTAGATAATGATATGCTATTTGTAGGGCAAAACTGCGTTGAGACCTTGGCAAGTTTAGATAACTACCAGTGGGACCCTAATCCTAACCTATTAAAAGAGAAACCCAAACATAATAAAGCTTCACACATGGCAGATGCTATTCGATACGCTCTATATTCTTTCCAAACAGGGCAGGGATCCTTCTAGTTAGTAGGTTAGAAAAATAGTATTTGACATAGTATCTTAAGTTAGCTATAATTCTGGTATTAGTAAAATGGATTTAAAACGTGATCTTGTAAAATATGTAAGAGATAAAGCAAAATCAGGATATAAAAAGTGTACTGAATGCTATATTTGTGGCAGTAATGATAAACTAGACTTTCATCATTTCTGTAGCTTAAGCCCTTTATTACATAAGTGGGTAAAGGCAAATAAAGTTCTTCCCGAAGATATACTTGAGTTTAGAGATATATTTATTGAGGAACACTGGGCAGAGTTATACGATTACACAGTAACTTTATGTCATAAGCATCACTTACAACTACATTCAATATATGGTAAAGACCCTGCGTTACATACTGCAAAAAAGCAGGAAAATTGGGTAGAAATTCAGAGAGAAAAACATGGCATGGTTTGAGCTTTTTACAAAAAAATTAGAGGATACAGAAGAAAAGCTGAATCCTGCTCAGCCTTATTATGACATTAAGATTGATCCATCAAGAGAGCCTACTTTTAGGTATGAGCGCGCATATGAAGAGCTAGAAGTAGTAAATCGTGGCGTTAATATGATTGTAGATGATGTTGCAGAAATTCGTACTACTGTTGGCGATCAGACTAAAAGCTCTAGCATTGTAAAAAACATTAAGAAATCTAAAGTAGATTTACTTATAAATTTAGAGCCTAACCCATATCAAGATAGTAATACATTTAAACGCAACTGCGTAATAGACTACCTTATAGATGGTAATATTTTTATATATTTTGATGGTGTACATATGTACCACCTTCCTGCCGCTAAAATGACAATTCATGCTAGTGATACTACTTATATTGAAAAGTTTACTTTTAATGAAAAAATAAACTATAATCCTAGCGAAATTATTCATATTAGGGAGAACTCTTTCTACTCTATTTATAGAGGAGTGCCAAGGCTAAGTCCCGCTTTACGAACTATGCAGCTCATGATGAGTATGCGAGCCTTTCAAGATAATTTTTTTAAGAATGGTGCAGTTCCAGGTTTAGTACTTAAAAGCCCTAACACTCTTTCAGAAAAAATTAAAGAGCGTATGTTAGCCTCTTGGCAAGCTCGATATAAGCCAGATGCTGGTGGTAGAAGGCCATTAATTTTAGATGGCGGTATTGAAATTGATGCCATATCTAATGTTAACTTTAAAGAATTAGACTTCCAGTTAGCTACTGCAGATTGTGAGAAAATTATTCTAAAAGCTCTTGGAATTCCACCAATTATGTTGGATTCAGGTAACAATGCAAATATTCGCCCAAACATGCGATTATACTACCTAGAAACTATATTACCTATTGTTAGAAAGATTAACTTTTCTATGGAAAGATTTTTCGGGTTTAAATTAGATGAAGATGTTACTAATATTCCAGCACTTCAACCAGAGTTACGTGATCAGGCCCAATATTACTCATCCCTAGTGAATACTGGTATTATATCAGCTAACGAAGCTAGAACTACCTTAGGCTTTTCCCCCGTATCAGGGCATGATGACCTACGAATTCCAGCAAATATATCAGGCAGTGCTGCAAACCCCAGTCTAGGCGGAAGACCCGCCCAAGGAGATCAAAATGTCTAATGTACGACAACGACAAAAAGCTTTAAGAGATTTAGCAATTTATTTTGCTGAAAAAGGTAAAGTACTTACCCAACAAGAATATATAGATTCTAAAGATAAGCCTCTTCCATTTTCTGGAATCCGTAATGTTTTTAGGAGTTATTCAAAAATGGTAGCTATGCTAGCTAGAGCTCAACCAGAGCTATTAGAAATGACTAAGCCTGTTAAGGTTAAACCTACTGTTGTAGCGCCTGTTGCCCCAGTGCTAACTCCAGTGCTTGAAGTAGTAATACCCAAAGTAGTGGCAAAGCCTGCGAGAGCAGAAAAAATGGATAAGTAAGATGGAAAAAATATTTAATCTTACCTCTACCTTTAAAACTATCACTTCTGATGATGGAAGTGTTATGATTCGTGGTATGGCGAGTACTGCTGATTTCGATCGAGCAGGAGATTCCATTTCAGCTGAAGCATGGAATAAAGGTGGTATAGAAAATTTCAAGCGTAATCCTATTATTCTTTTTAATCATGATTATGATAAACCAATTGGACGAGCTACAGGTATTAGAGTAACTCCCCAAGGCTTAGAACTTGAAGCAAAAATTAGCAAATCTGCTCCGGCAGGTCTTTGTGAGTTAGTTAAAGATGGTGTCCTTGGAGCCTTTTCTGTTGGTTTCCGAGTCAAGGATGCTGAATATATTAAGGAAACTGATGGACTTATGATTAAGGATGCTGAATTATTTGAGGTATCGGTTGTTTCCGTTCCTTGCAATCAGTCAGCTACTTTTTCTTTAGCGAAATCTTTTAACTCAATGTCTGAGTATGAAGAGTTCAAAAAAACTTTTACAAATCGTGTAGATCTAGCCGGTCAGTCTCTGGCTAAGGACGATGTTAAAGCATCCAGCGTAGCTAGTGACACACCGAACAAGGCGGGAAAAATTCCCGCAAAACAGGAGATCAAAATGTCTGAACAGACTACCATCGACTTGGAAGCTTTTGCGAAAAAAGTAGCAGAAGAAACTGCTGCTAAAATTGCACTGAAGAATGCCGAGTTAAAAGCTGCTGATAAAGCAGAAGTTGAAAAACAAACCGCAGCTATTGCTGCAAAAACTGCTCAGGATGAGCAAACCAAGGAAGCTATTCGCGTAGGCGTTGAGTCTGGCACTGAACTGCTTGTTGCAGATATTACTGCTAAACTTTCTGAAAAGGACGCTAAATTTGACCAAGTTATTGCCCAGTTCAAAAAAGAGCTTGAAGAAAAAAGCGAAGAAATGACCAAAATGCGTGACTCAAAGCGCGTATTCTCTGATCGTTCTAGCGATGGCAAAGACCTGAGCAAATGGGGCAAAGACTTCATGCACGCACACCTGCTGGGTGTTATGACTGGTAAAGGTTTCAATACTACTTTCGCACAGAATCTGATGCAGAAAGCCGGTATTGATTATACTACTTCTGCTGGTGATATTGACCAGGAAGTATCACGTCTGATTGAGAAAGAAGTAACTCTGAATCTGCGAACTGCTGGCTTATTCCGTGAAATTCCAGTAATGGGCGCGGCTACTGTTCTTCCAATCCAGCCTGATGTTGAATCTGCTACCTTCCAAACTGGTGCTGCGGCTTCTGGTAACTTGGAAAATCGTGGTGCCTCTGACAATACCTTTAAAGTTAACCAGGTTATTCTTAATGCGTATCGTCTGATTTCACAGACCTTTATGGATAATGACGTAGATGAGCAGGTACTGATTAATCTGATGCCTATGTTAGTAGAATCTGTTGCTCGAGCTCACGCACGCGCTGTTGATAATGCTATCATTAACGGTTCTGGTTCTATCACTGGTCTTGATGACTATGCTACCGCTAATTCTGCTACACTTGGTATTGGTGCTGGCACAGCTCTTACTGCTGCTGCTCTGTTGGGCTGTCGTAAAGATATGGGTAAATACGGTATTAATCCTACCGATGTAGCCTATATTGTTTCTCAGGCTCGTTACTACGAGTTGATTGAAGATACAGGTTTTGCAGACATCACTGATGTAGGCTCTGATATTGCTACTAAAATTACTGGTGCAATTGGTGCAGTTTACGGTTCGCCTGTAATTGTATCTGATAGCTTTGTAGCTGAAGCTGATACCACCGCTGTAGCTATCGCAGTTAATCTGCGTAACTATGTAATTCCACGTCTGCGTGGTGTTACTGTTGAAACCGATTACGAAGTTGGTAATCAGCGTCGTGTTATCGTTGCTACCCAGTCTCTGGGCTTCGAGGAACTCGTTGCTGATACCGCAGGTAATCGTTCCGCAGTTAAAATCGTACTGGTACCTTAAGTACAGAAACTTGGGGGAGGAAACTCCCCTAAGTTTTTACTAATTAATTTATGGCTAATTTAATAACTCTTGAAGAATATAAAGAATCCGAAGGTATCCAATCTTCTAAGGAGGACCTGCGCCTTAATAATCTGATACCGGCTATAAGTCAATTAGTAAAAACTTATTGTGGTAATAGTATTGTTGACTACTATACAACCCAAAAAACAGAATATTTAAATATTAACTGGAACACGACTACTATTCAACTTACTGAAAGTCCCATCACAGAAGTTATATCTGTTGAAGAAAGGAGCTCATATAGCTCTGCCTATAATCTCTTAACTACTGGCGCATACGAATACTATGTAGATTTTTCTACTGATAGTATTTTTCGTACGACTGGAAGTATAGGGTACAGGAATTGGCCCCTAGGGCCTGGAGCAGTTAAAGTAGTATATAATGCAGGCTACAGTACTGCTCCTTTAGATTTGAAATTAGCCGCTATTGACTTAGTTACTTATTACATTAAAGATGAGCACAAAGAAAGACAAACTTTAGCGGGTGCTTCTACTCAGAACGCAAGCACTACTAGTATGACTAACAGCCCGTCCTTTCCAGATCACATTAAACGCGTACTTGATTTATATAAAAACTTCTAATGAGTAATGCGAAACTTACAAACCTCTCTAATAGAATTGAAGCAATCTTTGAGAGTGATTTACGAAAAGACTTTAATAAATTACAGGGCCAGTTATTTGTAGTAGATACTAGAAGGTTATTAAAATTACTTAAATTTGCTTTCAGCAAGGCAGGACTACCAAATACATTAGCTATAGAAGCCTATAACTATATAATTAAAGAGCTTGAAAACCTGGGAGCTTCCGTGCCAAATGCTGCTAAAAAGAGAGCACTGCAGTATAGTGAAAGAATTAAACTAGGAAAAACAGGAATTCCTAAAACTCATAGTATTTATCCTGTAAAAAGCTATAGGGAAGTACAAAAAAAAAAGAATAAAATAGCTAAGTATATAGAAAAGCTTACTAATGGCAAAATATCTTCTGCCCAAGTAGCTGGACAAGTAAATAAAGGGAATACTTTAAAAGATATAAGTGGAGATCAAATAGGCCATGGGCAGCATGGATCAGCTATTGTAGGAATTAAGTCTCAGCAGATACAAAAAGAGTTAATAGACTTTGGCGGTGTAGATAACTTAATAACTAAACTGGTAGGGTTGGAAGAAGAATATAAAATTTCTACAGCATTAAAACATGATATGATTTTTACTGCTAAGGGTACGTTTAGAAAAAGGTTTACTGCTATAATTTCTTCACAAAGTGCCCGTGTTAATCAACTTGATGCTAAAAGAGAAGCCGCCTTTATAAATAAAGTGAGGCAGGTAATAGCAGAAGAACTTCCAACGTTTAAAGCATCTCCTTCTATAGAAGATGCCTTAATTGCAACAACTTTACATAATCTTGCTACAGGGAAAAATGTAAAATCTAGTTCTAAAGGAAAGCAAGTAGTAAAATCCTCTGGTAAAGGTAAGTCTAAAGGTACAACAGTAAAACAAAAAGACAAAGTAAATGTTATTTCGGGAAGTGTACTTTCAAAAGGGAAAAGTAAGACAATTAAAAAAGGTGTATCTAGCGGCCCACTACAGCTTATATCAATATTAAATTCTCAACTACCTAAAGTAGTAATGGAAAATATGCAATCACCTGCTTTGGTAAATCGAACAGGCAGATTTGCTAATAGTGTAAAAGTTACAAATATAACTAGCACCACTAAAGGGTACCCCTCTATAGCTTATACATATGACTTATTTCCATATCAAACCTTTGAGCCAGGATTTAAACAAGGAAGTATACAAAGGGATCCTAGACGTCTAATAGATAGCTCTATTAGAGAAATAGCTAGTAGATTAGCAATAGGAAGATTTTATACTAGGAGAATTTAATGGCCGATAGAGACTATACAACTAGAAGAGGTGCTATACTAGAGGCTCTTGTAGGTAAACTCAAAGAAATAAATGGGACTGGGGCATATCTCTCTAATGTGTGGGGCAATGTTTCCCCACGACTCAAGTTCTGGGATGAAGTAGAAGAGTTTCCAGCACTGCACCTAAATGCAGGAAGTGAGCGTAGAGAATATCAAACTGCTGGGTATAAAGATAGATTTTTATCTATAACAGTTCGTTGTTACGTGAAAGAAGAAGATTCAGTAGAAGCTCTAGAAAAACTTTTAGAAGATGTAGAAACAGTTCTAGAGGCTAATGCTAGGTAGAATATACAGATAATACTGGGACTACTCAGTACTCACATCAGATCACAATAGTTAGTATTGATACTGACGAAGGTGTACTTGAGCCATATGGTGTTGGTGAAATGCTTATAGAGGTTCAATACTAGAAAATACTGGTACGAACAAACGTTCAAGTCCAAGTTTTTTCAAGATAAAAGGAGAAAAAAATGTCACAACAACTATACTTTAGTCGCGATACAAAAGTGTACATTGCTAAGGGCGCAGCTATTTGGGAAATTCCTGTTTTAGACGGTTTTAGTTTTTCACAAGCAACAAATAGCTCAGAAATAACATTGGCAGAGATGGAAAGTTCCACGGGTATTAGTCGTAGGGGTCGTAAAGCCTTTAATGATTCACTTGCTCCTGCAGAATGGTCCTTTAGTACCTATGCTCGTCCGTTTAAATCAGCAGGCAGTGGAGCAGGCGCAGCAGACAATGCTTTAAATCATCATGCTGTAGAAGAAATTTTATGGGCTCTTCTAGCAGGAGACGCAACTTATTCAACATTCGATCTCACAGGTATAACTGCCGGTCTTAGTAATACCGTAATTGACTTTGGTGCGTCTAATAAGTCAACTCTTGGTACAGCAGATCTTTATTTTGTACTTGGAAATGCAAATAAGAAAGTATATAAATTAGCTGGAGCAGTAGTTAATGAAGCTTCTTTTGATTTCTCTATTGATGGAATTGCCTCTATTAGCTGGTCTGGATTTGCATCTCAAATTGTAGAAGACACAGAGCCTACTGCTACTATATACGAAGGCATTGTATCTACTAGTAATTTTATACGTAATCGTCTCACGGTATTAACAGCAGTTCCTACTACTACAGACCCAGATGCGGATGCTGTAAATGAGCTTGAAGCTTCTTATAATATGACTTTGACGGGTGGAAGTGTTACTATTTCTAACAATATTTCATTTTTAACTCCTGATGAGTTAGGCACTGTAAACGTACCAATTGGGCATGTAACTGGAACTCGTTCTGTATCAGGCAGCTTTACTTGTTATTTGAGCAAAGATACCGCTACTGCTAATCAGTCATCTGACTTTTTTGCAGACATGCAATCAATTAATAACGTAGTTACTAATTCTTTTGCACTAACTTTTAAAGTTGGAGGGTCGGCTACTACTCCGCGAGTAGAGATAGCTATGCCAACTTGTCATATAGAAATTCCTACTCATGATATTGCAGATATAATTTCATTAAGCACTACGTTTATGGCCCTGCCATCTACTATTGATGCTACCGATGAAGTTACTGTTACGTATGTAGGTTCTTAAAAAAAGTTCTTGACAATAATGTTGTTTTGAACTATACTATATAAATAGTAGGGGAGAAATCCCCTACTATTTTTTAATTAGAAAAGGATTAGTAAATGTCAGATAATAATATTTCATTAGCCAGCTTAATGACTCCAAGTAAAACTGTAAGTGTTGACTTCCCCGGATATAGTGGGTTTGAAGTTAGTATTTGTTACCTAGCTCGTGAAGAATTGATTAAACTACGTAAAAAATGTATTACTACCAAATTCAATAGGCGTACTCATCAGCCTGAAGAAACATTAAATGATGATAATTTTTTATCTGAATATACTAAAGCAGTTGTCAAAGGGTGGAAAGGTTTGAAATTTCGATACTTAGAAGAGTTTCTTTTGGTTGATGTTTCACAATTTAATCCTGATGATGAGCTTCCTTACACACAAGATAATGCTGAGTTACTGATGAAGAATTCCACTTCCTTTGACTCTTGGCTTACTGAAACTGTAGGTGACCTAGAAAATTTTACTGGACGCAAGTAGATGAGATACAGCATCTACTTACTAGGCTAGTAAAAGAGCAGGATTCAGATT